ACCAGCGCCACGAACGCTACCAATGCGACGAATGCTACCAACGCGACGAATGCGACGAACGCAGCCAATCTCGTCACGACCAACTTCTCCATCGTGGAGAGCGGAGGCTATCTGTACGTTAAGTACGGCGCGGCCACCATCGTGCGGATTGACAGCACCGGAAACATCATCGCTGAAGGTGACGTCACAGCCTTTGGGAGCATCTAATGGCACTACCATCCAGCGGCCCTCTTACCCTTGCTAATATCCAGACTGAGTTTGGTGGATCGAACCCAATCTCACTAAACGAGTACTACGCTGGCGGCGCTTACGTTCCGGCTGGGACAACCGGCACCTATGGTGCGGTGCCCTCATCTGGCACAATCAGCATCCAGAACTTTTATGGCACGAGTAACGTCGTTATTTCGATTACCAACCAGACTATATCTGATCTGGATGCTAGTGCCGCTTACGCTTACTACTTTCTCACAGCCGGAGGGCAGGTTGCGCAGTCCACACAGGCGGGGGGCACCGGCCCCACAAACCTTGAACAGTGGTGTACACCTACCTCGGCGGTGGCTCTGTTTGAAGCTCGCGTAACCGTAACGTCGGGTGTGCTGTCGGGCGGTAGTGGCACTGGGACGTGGCTTGCATTGTCTACCACTCGTAATTGGTACGTTGAAGAGTTTACTTCTGGCAACAGCAATGACTGTACATTTACTGTTGAAATCCGAAACGCAAGTTCGGGGACCGTACTCGATACCGCAACAATCAACCTTTCGGCAGCGGTCTTCTAATGGCCGAACAAATCGTACAGATAATGTCAAAGCCCGGCATCAAGCGGGATGGGACGAAGTTCGAGGGCGACCAGTATGTTGACGGACAGTGGGTCCGTTTCCAGCGTGGGTTGCCGCGTAAGATTGGCGGCTACCGCTCAATCAACAAGTTCCTGCGCGGCCTGCCGCGTGCGTTGCATGAGTATACGCAGGACTTGCTGACCTACGTCCACGCCGGATCGGCTGATCGCCTTGAGCGTTTCTTCATCGACGCCACGTATAACACGAGTGTTATAACTGACCGCACACCCTCGTCAGGCTTCACCGCAGACGACGGCAATATGTGGCAGTTCGCCACGGCGTACGACACGACGAACGGCAACCAGATTGTCGCGCAAGTCGCGCCGAACCTGAACTGCATCTGCAACAGCGACGGCGGCGCGCTCTTCGTCGGCGACCTCCTCGGCACGAGTGTGTTGACGCAAGTTACCACGGTGCCTGCAAACTTCAGTGTCACTGGCGGTGTCGTCACGCTGCCGCCTTACACGTTCGCCTTCGGCAACGACGGCTACGCGGCGTGGTCCGTGCCCAACGATCCCGCCGACTTCACTGGCTCCGGTGCGGGCAACGCTTACATCACAGGCCAGAAAATCGTCAAAGGCATGCCACTGCGCGGCGGCCCCGGCAACAGCCCCTCTGGCCTGTTCTGGTCGGCGGACAGCCTCATTCGCGGCACTTACGTCGGCGGCACGGCGGTGTTCCAGTTCGACACCATCAGCACGCAGTCGTCAATCTTGGCAGCCAACAGCGTCATCGAGTATGACGGCATCTTCTACTGGATTGGCACTGACCGCTTCCTGATGTTCAACGGCGTCGTGCGCGAGGTCGAGAACAATCTAAACCTCAACTTCTTCTTCGACAACCTGAACTATGCGCAACGCCAGAAGGTGTTCGCGTATAAGGTTCCGCGCTTCGGCGAGATATGGTGGTGCTTCCCGTTCGGCGACAGCATCGAACCGAACCACGCCGTCATCTACAACGTCCGTGAGAATACATGGTACGACACCGAACTGCCCAATGGCGGTCGCGGTGCGGGCCTCTTCCCTGCCGTGTTCAGCAAGCCGCTCCTGTCTGGCGTCGAGCCGCAAGAGGCCGAGGCCGTTACGGCTGCGGTGGTCGCAGGCGGCACCGGCTACGCCGTGGGCAACACGCTCACCGTTGTGGGCGGTCTGGGCCAGCTCGACACCGAGTTGACGGTCACGACCATCGGTGGCGGCGGCGTTATCACTGGCGTCTCTATCAGCAACGCGGGGCAGTATGCCGAGATACCGACCAACCCAGTCAGCGTGACTGGCGGAGCGGGCAGCGCGGCCACGTTCAATCTGACGTTCGACAACCCGTACAAGTTCTGGGTTCACGAGGTGGGCACGGACGAAATTGACGGCCTGACGCTGAACCCAATCCAGTCGTTCTTCGAGACCGCCGACCTGTCGCTGCCTGTCTCGTCACAGGTCAACAAGTCGCTTCAGGCTTTGATGATTGAGCCAGACTTCGTGCAGAGCGGCGACATGACGGTTCAGGTTATGGGCCGTGCGAACGCCCGTGCACCTGAAGTCAACGGCATTATCATGACGTTCGTTGAAGACCCGCAGACGCCACAGGAACAGGTCGTCTTCCTCAAGACACAGCGCCGCGAGCTGCGCTTCCGCTTCGAGAGCAACACCCTCGGCGGCAACTATCAAATGGGCCTCGTGCTTGCGCACGTCCAGCCCGGTGATGGCACAACTCTTGGCTGATGACAGATATGCTAGACCTTGACATAGAATATCTAAAAGAGTGCTTCGTTTACGAGGCATCCTCTGGGTGTTTGTTTTGGAAGCAAAGGCCTTTGCACCATTTTGCGAGTTTGAACGCCTGTGCGGTGTGGAACAGCAAACACGCTGGAGCGGAGGCAGGTTCGCCCAACAACAAAAAATATAGGTCTACAAAAATAAAAGCAAGGTTGTATCAAAACCATCGCTTGGTGTGGGCGCTTGTCCACGGCGCTTGGCCTGCCGACCAGATAGACCACATTAACGGCAATCCAGAAGACAACCGGATTGAGAACTTACGTGTCGTTTCCAACGCAGAAAATCAAAGGAACCGTGGCCAAAGCCGCAACAATACATCTGGTACAAACGGTGTGTATTGGCACTCCAGAGATCGTGTGTGGAACGCGTACATTCGTGAAAACGGCAGGCAACGCAGTTTAGGGGCTTTTGCGTCAGCAGCACAAGCTGCTATTGCGCGCAAAGCTGCCGAACAACGCTTAGGCTACACCACTCGGCACGGTGAAAGTAAAAGCGCATGATAGACCCTCGCGGCATGACTTGGCAAGACTGGGCCAGTTCGGTTATACTGTCGGTCAACGACGCGTGGTCATTCGGCACGCCTCCCGCAGAGGCCGAGTGGCAAGGCTGGGCTATAGGGCTACTGCGTGCCTCACCATTTACGCAGCAAATTATTCCCGACCCATACCAGTTCTCGGATTGGCGTGAGTGGGGAATGCGTGTATATCCGATGCTCGAAGGTACAAGCTCATGAACTACATCCCCGGCTTCAGCAACTATCTACAAACGGCCATACCGCGCTACGCCGTGGGCGGACGCGTGATGGGCGGCGAGCGTATGATGTACGACGGCGACCCGACACAGGGCGATGAGTATAGCGTGAGCGGTGGTGAAGTTGTGGTTCCCGCCGTGCAGCCGATGGTGCAGCCGATGACGCAGGAGGCTGTTGCGCCTTACGACTTGAGCGGTTTGGACCTGAGCGGCCTAGACAGCCTGTATGGGATGAACTTCGGCTCGAACTTTGGTGGTGGCCCAATGGGCGGCGTCTACGAAGCCGACCCGAACCTACAGTACATCGCCGCGCCGTTATCCAACAAAGGCAACGCCACGTCGCAGACAGGCGGCAACACGTTTGCAGTGAGGGTTGACCAGCCGGTACGCCTCGTTGACCATCGCACTAATCAGGTTGTGTTCGAAGGCACTGGCTTCGACGCCGCACGCAAGGCGACAGAATTAGGTCAGGGTCTGACGGACCAGTTCGGTCGCAAGGCAAACTACAGCATCCAAACCGCCGACCCATCCGGTAACTACTCGACCGTTGCGTACGAGAAGAAGAACAAGAGCACGCTGGGCCAGATTGCCAACGTCGTGGGGACGGCTTTGCCGTTGGCTACGATGTTCATACCGGGCTTAAACGTCCTCGGCGGCATCGCCGCTGGTGCTGGCCTTGGCGGCGCGGGCGCGGCGTTGAAGGGCGACAACATCCTTAAAGGCGCTGTCATGGGCGGCCTTACTTCCGCAGGTGGTGGCCTTCTTGCGAAACCTTTAGGAGCCGCAGCCAACTTAACCGCTGGTACGGCTAGGGCAATCGGCACGGGCATCGGCGCGACCGCAGGCGGATTGGCCACAGGCCAGAACCTCAAGAACGCGTTGATTGGCGGCGTGCTATCCGGCGGCCTTAGCTATGTTGCGCCTGACATCCAGCGTGGGCTAGGGATAGGGCAAGGAGCGAATGTCAACACTAGCACAGGCGGTGGCGGCTCTTTTGACGGCATAAACGTAGTCGGCAGCAACCTTGTTTCGCCGAGCGTCACTCTCGGCGGCTCACAAAACAAAATCCAAAAAGCATTGGACCAAGGAGCCAGAGAGCCTTACGACGGCATCAACGTCGTCGGTAACAAGTTTGGCGCTGTGTCCGGCATTGACCTTGGCGGCGATACGTACGGAGCGCCAACAGAGGGTCAATCCCCACTCGACAAGCTGACCGACACTGCCGACCCCAATGAAATCGTCGTAGACGCTACCAAGGCTGTGGTTACGCCAGCGGTATCGGTCGGTGGTGGCGCTCTCCCAACCACCACTACCCCCGAAGTTCTGCCGAACGACATCGTTGTGGACGCGACCAAGCCAGTAATCACACCGGCTGTGTCGGTTGATGGCGGTTTCACGCTGGAACCTGAAGTAATTTCTGAATTGGACGAGTTATCTGAGGCTGAAAAAGAAGCCAAGAAAAAGAAGCTCGGCCTTGAAGACTATCTGCGCCTCGCAGGTCTCGCATCTGGCGTCATCGGAGGCGCTACTAGCAAAGGCGGCACAGGCCAAGCTGGCACGTACACCCCCGGTGGCCGTGGTTTGAACCCGATATTCTCGGCCAAACTGCCACCCGCAGGTGGCCTCGGCGCTATCGGTGCGACCCGCACCGCTCGCCCGATGGGTGATGTAGACTGGTTGACTTACGGTACGCGGCCTGAGCTTAACTTCTTCGACTACTCGACACAGCCAGCTAACCCTGCGCCAATCACGACGCCTACCCCAAACGAGCCGAGAGGCCCGTCGATGTACGTCCCCGAAGACAACCGTTTCGCTAAAGGTGGCCGCACTAAATTTGCAGTTAATGGCCCCGGCACTGGCCGCAGCGACGACATCCCTGCGGTACTGTCCGACGGTGAATATGTCATCGACGCCGAGACTGTCGCCCTATTGGGTGACGGATCGAGCAAGGCTGGCGCAAAGAAGCTGGACGAGCTTCGAGTTAAAGTTCGCAAACACAAGGGACAGAAGTTGGCAAAGGGCCGTTTTAGTGCTAATGCCAAGAAGCCCGAAGCATACCTGTCCGGAGGACTTACACGATGACGCCAATTCCAAATGCCGACGGGACGTTCACGATAACGCCTGCAATGCGGAATTTCGACCCCACAGGGGGCGAAGAGCAACGGAAGTTCGAAGCCGAGCAAAAATATGAAGCTGACATGCGTCAGTATCTGGAAGGTGTGCGGGAGGGCCGGATTGCCCCCGGTACGCCGCCGCCTGCCATGCCCACGGCCACCAGCAACATAAAGGCGGACGAAGGCAACGGGATGGCACCCATTGGGGGTGGCGGTCTGCCTTCGGGCAAGGGGGCTGCCGACCCAAGGGGACGCGTAACAGGCGGCGGTCTCACCGCAACGGGCACTGGGACAACCCCAACGACTGGCGGTAACGTCTCCTCGTTCATGGCCGAGGGGGCCGCGATCCCACAAGGCTCCGCACTCACGGACATGACCAAACAAACGGTGTTGCCTCCATTTTACACCGATTATGCGATGGACCTCTTGTCGGGTCAGAAGGCTATAGCCAACCGCCCATACGAGACAGCGCCGATGCCGCGCGTTGCGGACTTCACGCCGACGCAGCAACAGGCGTTCGGTATGACCGGCACCGCCGCCACGTCGTATCAGCCCCTCCTCGGACAGGCCACGCAGGTCGCGCAAGCCGCTGCAAACGCGCCGGGCGCGCTTAACGTAGCGCAGCCGTACTTGACGGAGGCGGGCCAGACATCTGTGTCGAACATCGGCCAGTACATGAACCCGTATACCGATGCCGTTGTCAACCGCATCGCCGACCTTGGCACACGCAACCTCACCGAAAATATCATGCCCGAAATCGAGGGCCGCTACATTAAGGCCGGTCAACTCGGCTTCGGTGGCCGTGGTGGCATGGGCGGCACACCGTCGGGCATGATGACCGACACCTCACGCGCCGTTCGCGATGTCAGCGCAGACATTCTCGCCCAACAGACGAAGGCTCTTCAGTCTGGCTACACCGAGGCCGCAGGGCTTGCGGGCACCGATCTGTCGCGCTTCGGCACTCTTGCGAACACGGCTGGTAATCTGGCGCAGACGCAGCAGGAACAGCAGCTCGCCGCCTCCGGCGCTCTGTCCTCACTCGGCGCGAAGACACAAGAACTCGGCCTCACTGGCGCGGGTGCGCTGGGCGACGTTGGCGCGCTGCAACAGCAACAGGGTCAGAAGAACCTCGACGTGGCGTATCAGGACTACCTGCGTCAACAGGGCTACCCGCAAGAGCAAATCAACAACATGTTGAAGACGTTCCAAGGTGTCTCCTCCGGTATTCCGACTGCAACGCAAGAGTATGGCATTTCGCCATCGAGCGTCAAACAGGAATATCCAGCCAGCACGGCGTCGCAGATTGGTGGCGGATTAACCGCTGCGGCGGGCGTTATAGCCGAGTTGAAAAAGGCGGGAGTTATCTAATGTCTGTGGCAAATCCGCCCTTCGCGCAATGGCAGATAGACCACCTTCGCAAAATGCGAGAAGAATTAGGCTTGCCGCAAGAGGCATCCGACGCAGAGGAAGTTACGATGGACGAAGAATTGGACGATGGCACGATGGGCGCTCTGCCTTCAGACGCAGACGCCGCTGATGCGACGGCTGGTGGTCTGTCGGTGTACAGCGATCCCAACGTCCAGAAGGCCCAGACTGCGTATGAAAAGATTGCGGCGGAGCAAACGGCCCGCTACGATGCGTTGGAGCGGGCGATTGCGGAGAAACGCTACGGCCCTTCGTTCAGCGAGCGTATGTTCCAGTTGTCCTCTGCGTTTTTTGCGCCGACAACAACGCGCGGCTTCAGTGGCGTCATGGGCAACGTCATGCCCGTCTTGGCGGCGCAGGAGAAGGCCCAGCGTCAGGGCGAAATCAGCCGTCAAGAGGCGCTTGAGCAGTTGCAGTCAAACCGGCTTGCCGCGCAAGTGGCCCTCGCCAAGCAGGGCTTGACGACGGCGACTGCTATGGCACGTATCAAGGCAGCGGAAAACAAGCCACGGTCCAGTGCGTCACCGATTACTGTTGGTCCCGACATGGTGCCCCGCTCACGGCTTTATGGAACCACCATAAAAGAGCCGCCACAATCCGCGATATATGAATTGCAAGCGTATCTCGCAAACCCTACAGCCTCGCCGCAGGACAAAATGACTGCTCGGCGTAACTTTGACACTCGCTTCGGATACGGCGCGGCAGAAATATTTGGCGGAGAACAATAATGGCTGGGCCTCCTACATTTGAACAGTACGAACCGACAGTAAACAAAGCTGCTGGGGTTAAGCAGCGGGAAACCGAGACAAACATCGCGCAGTCTGGCGCGTCTGCTGCGTCATCAATGGCCACTGCGGGGCGTATAGAGACGCTTACCCCTCTTGAGGCGGCTGAAAAGCAGTTCGATATTAAAACCAAGGAGGACAAGGCTGCCAGAGAGGCTGCGGCTAGGGAGGTGGCGGCGAAGGCGAAGGCCACTCAAGCGCAGGAGCGCATAAATACTGTCCTCGAAAAGTTGGCACAGGCGCGCCGTTTAGTTAGCAACTTCTCCACCGGATACGGTTCGCTTTTGAGCGGCCTTCCGTTGACGGACGCACGCAGCCTGAAAGGTATACTTGGACCTGAAGGCACCATTGGGTCGCAGATACTGTTGCGCACTATGGACGAGTTGCGGCAGGGGTCCGCCGCAGGCGCGACTGGCCTCGGCGCGATGGACCGCAATGAAAACGCGACATTGAAAAGCAGCATTTCAAGCCTCGATCTTGGGCGCAGCCCAGAAGAGGTGCTGCAATCGATTAACGAAATCGAGCGTAGCTTCCGCCGTTACGGCGCTATCACGAGCGGCTTCAACCCTGACGAGCGTGAAGTCGCGATACAGTTCGGTCTCATCCCGCCTGAAGACATAAAAGATAGTCGCGGCATACCGGCTGGAACTATCGGCGGCGCGACCTCGGAAGAGAATGTTGTGCGTCCTTCAGAGCGGCGTGGCCTTAACGTAACAGTGTCTAAGATGCTGTCGGAAGGCCGCAGCGCCGCAGACATCAAGGCGTACCTAGATAAGGTGGAGCCGGGCCTCGGCGAGAAAACCATCAATCTTGATTGGTGGGAAAACGAGCTGAAGAAGCCCAAGGAGCAGCAAAAGTATCGCCCCGAAGACTATATCGACGTTGAGACGCTTCGCACAGAGGCTTCCATGCCGGAGAAAGCCATCGGCAGCTTTGCTCAAACGCCTGTAGGCACCGCGCTTTTGGGCGCGACTGACTTCGCAACGGGGGGTATATTACCTCAGTTCACTAGCGATCCTGAAGCTACGCGCGCCGCCATCAAAGGCGCAGAACTTGACCGCCCCGGCACGTTTTTGGCAGGGCAAGCCCTTGGCGGCATAACCGGTCTTGCGGGGGCTGAGGGCGCTCTACTGGCTAAATACGGCCCTGAGCTGGCGGCTAAATACGGCATTCCCGCATTAACGGCGCTCCAAAGCGGGCTTTATGGATACAGCACCTCGGACAAAGAAGGGGTGTCTGCACTCCCCGACGCTCTGCAAAGCGCCGCCTTCGCGTACGGCGGTGGCAAGGCAGGTGAATATCTCGGTAAGGGTTTCGGAAAAGTCGTAGGCGGCGTCGGTGATGAGGCTGTAAACTTCTTACGTGCACGGGGCGTCCCGCTTAATTTTGGCGAAATCATGGGCGGAAAGGCGCGTGAGTTCACAGGAAAGATGGCCGACCTACCTATCGTTGGGCCTTTTGTTTCCGCGCGATTGAGCGAAGGTGCTGAGGGTTTCAACCGTGCCGCCTTTAAGGATGCGCTTCAAGAACTCGGCGAATATTACACAGACATCGGCCCTGATATTGGTGAGCGTGGGCTGCGCGCAGCGCGGAGGCAAGTGTCGAACGCGTTCGATGAAGCCCTTGAAGGTGTGCGGTTGAGGCAGGACGAAGTGTTCCAGCGGAACCTGTCCAACACATACACTGCGCTTGGCGAACTGCCAGACGTCGGTCCGAAGTTGCTTAAAGCATTGAACGACCAGCTCGGTGAATTACTGAAGCCGGGACGCAATCTCACAGGCAAGGAAGTGCAAGCCGCCCTTCGTAAAGTGGATCGCATTGGGCGTAGCTTCAAAAACAATGAGCTTTACGAGAGCAGTATCGCCCCACGCCTAAACTCTGTGAGCGACGAAATTCGCGGCGTTGTCGAAAGGCAAGCGCCCGATGTGCTTCCGAAGTTTGACGCGGCGCGCAGCGCCTACCGAAAAGTCAGCATTGTAAATGACGCCGTTAAGCGCGCTACGAAGGGTGAAGGTGCGGATACCCGTGGTGTTTTCTCCCCGCAAGATTTGCAAACTGCGGGCATGGCGAATGCCGAGAAGTTCACCGGTAAGGGTTCCTCGGTCTCTCGTGGGTATCCTTTACAGGATTTAGCGGAAGCGGGCATAGACGTGCTGGTGCCGCCAAGCCGTTCAGGTTTAGGGGTCTCGCTGCCGTTGACCGCCGCAGGCCTCGTCGGTGGCGCAAACTACCTCACGCAGCCGGGACAGCAGACGAACCCAGTTACTGGTGTGACAACAGGTGAAGAGCGCGACCCTATCACGTCTGGGATATATGGTTTAGGCGCTGCGGGTCTCGCCACACTGCCGTTTACCCGCACAGGCCAGAAAGCCATCACCAATTTCATGCTGACACCTCGGAATAAGTTTCTTCAAGATGCGGGCGCGTTAATCGAGAAGTACGGACCTGAAGTTTTAGGTGGCTCTCTCGGCGCAGTGCTTGGGGGAATGCCCACTCGCGGCACTCCCGACGTAACTGGCACCGCCCCAGTGGAGTTTCAGCCAGTCGAAGTGTCGCCTAAAAACATGGCGCAAGAAGGCGTTCCGGAAGGTGAGGGTCCCGTCTTAGTGGATGGCCGCCCAACGGAGGAGCGCGAGGACGGACGTCGCTATTTCGTTGGGACCAACGAGCTTGCCGATGTGGACACCGATCCGCTTGCGGAGCGCAGCAACCCCGCGAGGGAGTTTGCGATGGGTGGCTTGGCCCATAGCTTGGGTCCCAAGCCGGAAAGCACTGAGCCTTCGTACGCAGTGTCGGAAGCTGACAGCCCGCCCCCCGTGTTCTCCACGCAGCTACCGATGAAAACCGGCGGCGTTGCTAAGAAAGCCGCTCGTCGCGTTCAGCCGTTCAAGAATGGCGGCAAGGCGTGCATCGCCGATATGGCACGACACTACGGCACTCGCCGCTAAGAGGAGTTTGTAATGGCTGGTAGTCTTTCAGTTCGCAAGAAGAACGCAACTCGTGCGAAGAAGCCCTCCACGGGTGACTATTTGCGGACGGCTAAGGACATGCTTGTCGTACACCCTCGCAACTCGGCAGCGGCTACGCTCGGCGGTGCTGCTTATGATTATGTGACGAAGTCCACACCCAAAAGCGTTATGCGCGACATCACTGAAAGTGCGGAAGACGCGGGGGACTGGCTGCGCAAAGAGGGCAAGCTCATCCGCGCCGCGCCCATTACGGAAACTCTTCGGTTGCTCAAAGCTGGGTACATCGACCCGTTAGCCGAACCATTCCGTGTTTTTAAACAGGCGGCGACTGAACGGGCACGCGGTAATGAAAGCGGTGGGAAGAAACTCGCCGCGATGGTCCCGTTCGCGGTGGCTGGTGCGGTTCCCCAACTTGGCGGCGCGAGTAAAGCCGCGACGAAGGCGGGCGTAGAGGCCGCTGAAACGGCGGCTACTAAAGCAGTAACGAAGAAGGCAACGAAAACGGCAACGAAAACGACGACGAAGGGTGCTGAGAAGAAAGTCGCAGCGAAGTCGTCTGAAATGGCGGTTACACCCAAGACAAAGAAAGGCCCAGACGTTGTGCAGCGCAAGACGCGCAACATCAGCAAGGCCAAGGCTGAAGGTCAGAAAATCCCCGGTGCTCCGCTTGGTGTCAACACCCCAGCCGACGAGGCGCGTCGCCGCAAGGAATACGCAAACACTATGGAACTCGGACGCGCTGGCGCAAGCTGGTACGACGACAGCGGAAAGGCAATCCTCGAAAACGTCGGGGACGATCCGGCTAAGGCACGCCGCGCGTCAGAAGTGTTCTCCATCACCTCGTCCGGCACAGGCGTACCAGCAAACACTGGCTTCGCCATCAAGGGCATAAACCAAGCATCCTTCGGCGATCCTGTCGATACGGGGCGCTTCCCCACCGCAATGGGCGCTCAGATTGAGGATTTGTATCGCGGAGATACAGCCGTAACTGGAAAGAAGCGCACACCCTTCGCGGATCAGCTCGCCATTGGCGGTGGCTTCTACGACCCAAGCATAACGGGCCAAGGTCACCGAGGTGTTCACGACATCTGGGACGGAGAGGCTTGGGGATACACCGACGCCGAGGGTCGCCCCATCCGCCGCGCCTTCCAAGACGCGGAGCATGACTGGATGGACCGCCAGATGAACACGGTCCTTAAAAACTACGTGAACGATCCCGACATCCAAGGCCTTCCGGGCCGTGGTCAGGCCGCAACGTGGACTGGTGCCAAAATTAAAGCGGGCGACATCAAACCGGAGGACGCGGCCTATAGCTACGCGGATGACATCTCTAGGCTTTACGCACAGGGCAGCCGCGAGGCGGTTCCCGGCTCGAACACAGGACATATGCAGGGTCTGTTGGATGCGCCTTTTGAACAGCGCAAGGAATACACCGATCAGTTTATGCCCATCTTCTTTGATGAGGCAGGGCGCGACCGTATCGCGTTGAACAACGATATGCTCGTTGGACAGGGTTTCGAGGGGCCGGGCATTTACGAGGGTGTGAACCCCGGACGACAGGCTCAGTACGCCGTCGGGACGAAGCGCGTTGAGGTGCCAAACACTAAGAGCACCGACCCCCGCATAGACCCCGCGTCGCGCGGCCTGATGCTCAACAACGAGGCCATCTTTGGGCTACTCGGTGCCCAGAAGGGTATCGCCGGAAACCGTTTCTTTACTGACGTTCCAAAGAGCCGTTCGAACGCTTTTGAGATAGACGTTGGCGGTCGCCCAATCTCGTACGACGAGGGAAATGCGACACTTAGCGCACTGTCGCGGGCTGGTTTTGACCCAGATAGTTTTGCCATCGTCCCGTCGCCTCGCGGCGTGCGCGCAATGGACCTCGGCGTCTACGAAGACGATTTGATACGCATGCAGGCCGAAGACCCAGAAATGTACAAGCGGGTCATCAAGGACCGCATGGAGCGTCTGAACCGTTTTTCTGGTGAATTAGGCAATGAACTCGGCGGAACCAGTACACCCGGCTTCATGGACAGCATTTACGCCGAGAACGCATTTGACACGCCAGAGGGCATGTTCGGGCAACAATACTTGCCTTACATTTTCCCCGATGATAGACCGCAGTTTGTTGAACGCTTCAACGCCATCGCCCCCAGCATGGCCGAAAAGTTGCGTGAACTCGACAAACGGACGGCCAAAGATTACGGCTTTGACATTTCCAGCAACATCGACGACATGCGCGCCGCGATTGCCGCCGAGGGTGAGGCTGGCTTGCGCGAGCTTATCCGCAGGCGCGGTCTTGGCAAGGCCAAGGGCGGTGCGGTTGAGCGCGACATGGTCAACGCTGCGGGTGATCTTGGCCTTCTTTCTGCGAAGTATGCTTGATGTCCGCCGCAGCCGTTCGCTTGTATTTCGCCTTGTCGTAATAGCCTCGGCTTATGTTGGCGTAATACTGTCGGTCTTCCTCGGAAATGGACTGTAGGAACTCTTCGTAAGTTTTGCATTTCATGTTCTTGGTCTTTCAATAATTCGGTTATCGGAGAGGGCGGTCTTCCCCGCGCTCAACGTCCGTCCCCCTTCGCTTCGGCCAGCAACGCGGCATAGGCTATGTTATCCTCGGCACTGTCGGCGTGATACTCGCTGCGCGTGAACAGACGCACGAGCTTGACCTGCTGCATGAACATCCAACCCTCGCTTTCGGTCAGGTCGCGGCCCGTGATGGCGTTGAAGGCCGTCACGATTTTGCCCATCGACCGTTCGCCCTCTGGCTCGTCATAGGTCGCGGATCGGTCGTGCATGTGCGCCGCAGCGCGGCCCAGCAGCTCGGCGGCCTTTGGCTCAGGCATCTTCTCCGGTTTGTGCGACTGGAAGCAATCATCTGCCTCAGACATGCGGGCATGTTCGGAGCCGCAAATGCCGCATATAAAGCTCTTGCTCATTTCTTTTTCCTTCGTTTCATTGCCTCTAACAGCACCTCTTGGACGCTGCGCTTACTTGACAGGCGCTCCATGACAACATCGTCCACCGTGTCGCGCACCAATATGGGGTATATCAGCACTGGACGGTCGTGCCCCGCCTGTTTCTGCCGCATGGGACCGATGCGCTCGATAATCTGCATGTGCTCTTCTAAATTCCAGTTGACCCCGAAGAAGGCGAGGATGTTGCCGCCATCCGCGAGGTTGAGGCCGTGTCCCGCCGACGCAGGGTGAGCGAATAGTATCGGCACCCGTCCGGCGTTCCAATCCCTGATCGTATCAGGGTTAGCGTCCAGCACCCGACCCTGACGGAAACGAGCTTGTAGACGTTCGAGATCGTGCTCGAAGTTATAGGCCACCAACACGGGCGTGCCGTTAGCCTCTTCGATAATGCTTTCCAGCGCATCCAGCTTGGCATTATGGATTGTCTCCCACTTCCCGTCTTCGCCTACGTACATCGCGCCGTTGGTAATCTGCAACAGCTTCTGCGTCCGCACGGCGGCGTTGGCCGCCTCGACCTCGTTCTCCGCGAGCTGCGCGAACATCTCCGTCTCCATCGACACGTACAGCTTGCGCACCGACGGGATGAAGTCGGCGTAGACTGGCACCACGTTCGGCTCCTCGACGGGCAGCGCACGGACAGTCAGGCAGACGTCGCGCAGCTTCTCCTCGACCTCACGCTGCGTGTGCTCGTAAGGCACGAGGCTATAGCCGTCATAGCCCTTGCGGAACCACCGCTGCTCGAAGGCGCTGAACGTGCGTCCCAGACGCTCGCCCTTGTCCAGAAACCATATCTGCCCCCACAGGTCTTTGACCCCATTGGGCGCAGGCGTCCCTGTGAGGCCGATAAAGCGGCTTCCCTCACCGTGGGCTACCTGACCCAACAATCGTGCCCTAGAGCCTCCCTGACGCAGCCTGTAGGACTTTAAGCGTGTGAACTCGTCGGCGACTATCGTCTTGAACGGCCACGCGTCGCCCAACTGGTCGCGCAGCCACTTGATGTTGTCGTAATTCATGCAGTAGATGTCGGCGTCCTTGGCCACCGCACGTTCGCGCTGCTTCTGCGTGCCGGTGATGACACTGACGCGCAGGTGCGACAGGTGGTCCCACTTCTGAACCTCTTCGGGCCACGTTGACTTTGCGACGCGCAGCGGTGCCAGCACGAGTACGGGGTAGATGTCGTCCACGAGGGACATGTTGTCCAGCGCCGTGAGCGTGGTGACGGTCTTGCCGCCACCCATCGGCATCCACAGCGCACAGCGCGGCACGTCGTACAGGAAGCGCATGGCGTCCTGCTGATAGTCGTGTGGCTTAAACGTCCGTGTCATTCTATCATCTGCAATAGGGCCAAACTTTGGCATTGCTCGTACGTGAGCTTAGGCGCGCGTTGCCAGATGGCCTCGGCGCGGGTCTCAACTTCGTCGGCTATGGCGTAAGCCATTGCTTTGAGTTCTGCTTCGGTGCGTTTCTCTGTCATGTCAATTCTCCGTTGTTGGTGCGCCCTAGTGGCACATCAACTAGGTGGTTGCAAGCCCCTTTCGCACTTTTTCCACAATTTCGTCGATTTCTTCGATGGTGCGCGCCGTGAACACCGGAATGCCCGCGTCCTGCATGCGCCTGACCTCACGCTCCTGTAGCTTGCTGTAGCGGTCTTTGTCGGCCTTAATCTCAATGAAGGCGATGCGCGGCCACGTCCACCACACAAAGCAGTCAGGGCAGCCCCTGCGGCCTTCCCAGCGCACCTTGCGGTACTGGCCGCCGCTCTGCTGCACAACGCGCTTGAGATGCGCCTGTAGCTTGCCTGCGGGCGTCATGCCTCAGTCTTTCTTATAGCGGTGGGTCTCGAACCCAGCCGCAGCCAGTGGCAGGCCGACGGCCCACGACGGGTTGGTCGCCATGATCGACGCGAGCTGCGCCACGCTGTAGTCGGCTGTGTCCGGCACTTCGGTAATCAGCTCGTCATGCACGCGGATGCAGACTTCGTAGCCATGC